AGCACTCCGTGGGATCGTTCGACACCGACAATCCTACCAACGCAATCGACGAGTGTCGAACGATCATAGCGGCATGCTCTCGATCGATTCGCAGGCCCGCATAGCCTCGATCTTGGTCCGTGCAAGCACCTCGACAGCGACAGGCCCCCCGAGGACGTGAGAGTGTCGAACGACTCGCGCGTTCCAGCAGAGCAACCCTCGTAAAGTGTCCGATTCCTTCCAGACGTTGCTTGCTGCCTTGTACGTGTGGCAACTCCATTCTTCGTTCCGCGACTGCCCTGCAACTTGTTTCCACCTCGACGACAGCTTCCCGGAAGCCATCAGTCCCTTGACGCTATTCGCGTTCATTTCACCCTCTGCGCTAGTCGTTTCGCTGCTTCCTTCCACGAAGCGAACCCCGCGTTCGCCTCTCGGTCCAACCGTGCCGTCTCCGCCAGTTCCGAAACAATCGCGTCAATCAACCGTTCGGGTCCGCGGTCCAGGTCTACCTTCAACTCGTCACGGAACCAACCATACAACGAATCCGCGTTCCCTTCCGCTGCCGAGGTCATGGCCGCCACCAGCGAACGACCCTTTGGCGTGCGAACGATGTCAGTCAGTTCGCCCAGCAGGTCTCGGCGCCCGCCGAGGACCGCCCCCAACACAAGCAGTTCGAGAGCCTCTTTCCGTATCACCGAACCACCATCGACTGGAACGCCTCGGCGGCGCACTTCGGAACTTGCCCGTTCCCGATGGCCCTCAACCTCTTCGCCCGGTCGGGAACCACGCCCTTCGCCACGGTCCTCGGCGTTCCGTCCTCCCAGTCGTCAGGCCAGTCGCCCCACTCGCCGAGGGATGACAGGGGTTCAAGAGAGGTCCAACCGCGGGGCCACCCCATCAACAACTCGACCCAATCGGGGTTCAAGAGCAGACCGCGTGCGACGACTTCGTTCAACGGCCTAGCGTTCCTTTCCATCGTGGCTTCGCTTGCATGGGATGATTTCCATTCTCGGGACGTGGGCGTCGGGAACATCGTCACGAGATCCGTCAACGTCGTTCCGTCGTTATGCTTCGATTCAGGCTTGTTCCGCTTCGCCGTTCGGTTCCGCGCGCCGCTGGCATCCTGCGCCGTCGGCGTGGGCAACAATCCAAAGCCGCTTCCGGAGATGAGGGGCGCCAACGGAGGCAGCCGATAACACGCCCCAACGAACAGAAAACCCGATTCCGGCCAGGTCTCGCAGAATCGTTCGGAAATATCCGTGAGACCCGGCAAGCAAGCCTGGAACGTTCTCCAAGTAGGCGATCCTTGGCTTGACCATCCCAAGAACGCGAAGGGTTGCCGGCCACTGGTTCCGGGGATCGTCGGCGCCCGTTTGCTTTCCTGCTGCGCTAAATGGTTGGCAAGGGAATCCTGCCGTAACGATGTCAGCCACGCCTCGATATCGTTCGGCCCACTCATTGGCGAATGTTCTGATATCGCCGAAGATGGGGGCGCAGTCGAGCAAGCCATCGGCGATTCGTTGGGCGAGCACTCGCTGGCAGTATTCGTCGAACTCGACATAGCCGATCGTTCTCCATCCAAGACGCCGGGACGCTAACAAGCCACCGCCAGCGCCAGAGAAAAGGGACAGTTCACGCATCGTGATCGATCACTTCCCATTGCCCGGTTGCTTCCTGATCCGGACCGCTTGCTTCGTGGTCAACCGCAACACCAGGTTGATTACGGCAATCGTTCCGACAGCCGCTTCACTGGTCCACGGGGCCGACTCGTGCTCGCCAGACCCGTAGGCGAGGGCCACTTGCCCCAGCACTGCGAGCAGGTTAAACCAAAGGGTCTTGGACTGCCAAACAGGCTTCGCCTCTGTTGCATCAAATCTCATCTCATCTCCTCCGTTATCCCTTGTCCCGCTCTTCCCATTTCGCTTGGCACGCAGGGCACTTGTACTGCTCCTGCCGAATCGTTCCACAGTGGATAGCGTACCCGTTGTGGCCAACGATCCGAACAGCGTCCACTTCCAGCAAGCGTTCGCCGCAACCGAGGCACGTCACTTCGCGAGGCATTCGTTTTCCCTTATCGGCAGTTTTCGCTGGATCTTTGTTGGTCAAGGTCACTCGAATCGTTCCGGCAGTTGCCATCGTCTTTCCCTCGATAGGGTTCTTCTCTTCTCTCCGTCTGCGCACACCGATTCCATACCCCGCCCTTTGTTTTGCGTCGCGGCAACTGCCCGGCCGGAAACGGCCGAACCCGGCGCCCATCGGGCGCCCCTTTCGACGAACCCCCGTGCGCCATATTACGGCAAGTAGAGGGTCGCGCTGGACTTGTTCCGTTCAGGCCTCAGCCCCAGGCGAACAGCCGGTTGTTCCTGTTTTTGCCCATCAGGGGCTATGTGGTCACGTATCTGTAATCGGTCACGAAACACGGTTCCAGCACGGAAACCGGAATAGCGTAGAACGTGGCCCGGCCATGTCGCCGGTTCGGTATCAATGTCCCGATCCGTTCCAACCCGCCCTTTTCCTCTACGAGCATCTTGTACTTCGCGATATCCATCAATAGCCACTTCGCAAACCCCGTCTGGTCGGCGTTCGCCCATCCGTAGAAGTAGAGTTGCGCGCCGAGCTTGAACCACTCGCCTTGGGACTCATATTGCGTGCCGACTGCGTTCATGTATTCCTGCGTGAACTCAAGGTAACTCAGGAACTTGTGATTTCGGTATTTCTCCTGCAAACTGATCCACTGGCACGACGGCAGATTGATCAGCGAGTCGATCCCGAACTCTCGGTCGAGAATGTGAACCTTGACGCCGTCCTCGCGCAGATCCTCCACCTCGCAACCGGGAAACACGGCCCGGTATATCCTCAGCGCTGCCGGTTTCATTTGCTGCTGAAACCGGACCGTGTTAAGATTGTTGAACCCCATACGCTTTGATCCGCCTTCGTGCCGTCTTCGCCATGCCCGCGTCCGTTTCGATGCCGTGGAACCGCCTACCCATCTGACGAGACGCGATGCCTGTAGTCCCTGATCCGCAAAACGGATCAACGATCATGTCGCCCGGAAGAGTCGCGGCATTCACGAGCCACCGCATCACTGATACCGGCTTCTGTGCGGGATGCACCTTGCGGTCTGCATCGTTGAAATTCGACTGCGGAACCGCCGCGACGTGGCAATCGAAATCGTTCAAGCCTGCTCCCCACTCTGTCCCGCCGACTACTATTTCGCGATCACTGCCTTTCTTCCGGTAAAAAAAGACCGGTTCCCAAGTCTGCTTGAACCCCTTTCGGCTTTGCGGGCTTTTGTTGTTTGGGTAGTGCCACACGAGCAATTGCTGGAACTCATAGCCAACCAAGCAATCGTCGAACCACGTCTTCGCGTCCCACATATACCGTTGAGAGAAAAACGACAGGATCAGGTCAGCCCCGCATTCGTTCCACCGAGCGAGCCAATCTCGTGTCATCGATTCCAGGTCGTCCGGTTCCCACTCCTCGGCCAAGATCCCGTACGGCGGATCGGTGATGATCGCCGCGCACTGGACCACGTCTTGCTTCTTCGTGACAGTCCACTCGTCGCAGTCTCCGGCCGCTTTGGCCAATTCGGCCTCTTTCTCGGCTTGGCGGATCTTTCGATCCTCTTTCTTTCCGTCAGAAATGAACTGGATAAACCCTTCCTGAGAGGGAACGTCATTGCTCGATTCGTAGTATTCCTCCAACCGTTCGCGGTTGGCGGCGACTTTGCGGTAGGCCGAAACGGTTGTCCGATGCAAAAGGGTGTTGCTCTGCCCGTCACCCTTTTTTCCTCTGCCTCCTGTGGTTCCCGATTCTTTTGCCGATGGAGCCGGCATCAGTTCGCCGAGTTTGGCCTTGATCTTGAGCACGCCCAACGAGATCGGGCGTTCAACCTCGACGCCTGCCTTCAACCGCGTGGCGTAGTGTTTCATAGCCGATGCTTTGCTCAGCAAATCGTTCGCCCCGCTAACCGTCGTGATCTCCGCAAGCAGGGCGTCGACCTTGGCCGGGAACGCCACGCATTGGGCCGCGAACGATTTCGTAACCAGTTCAGTAGCCATTCAATCCCCCGATAATGTCGATGTCGAACGGCGGATACCCCTTTTCGATGTTGACCAGACGATTGACGCACGCTTCGCATCGCCACAACTTGTCTCGACCATGCATCATGCACTCCCACAGGAACCACTCGGTACACTCGTAACATAACCCCCAGTCAGCAGGGTCCCTTGATTCACCCACACGAAACTTCATCGCTCGCTCCCCCTCTCGACGGCCACCGTGTACCGAACTACGGAATGATGTGCGGAGCCGGACTCGAACCGACATCTCCAACTTTCGGCGAGTCTGGTCGGCCGACCTCGTCGCCACAGAAGGCGTGCTATCCATTGCACCATCCGCCGCACGGTTGGAGATCAACCCGCCCGTACGTTGCTCAAAATGGATTGGACAGATTTCGCGATGTGCGATATGATGGGTTCGCACGGTCGCCAGTCCCGACCAAGCCCTGCCCAGGACGTTAACGCGTCGCTGGGCTTTTTTCGTAGAGTCATCCTTGCGAATCTTCGCCGGGATTGCAAGGGGAATCTGGCGACGGCTCGAACTCGCCGCACCATTCTTCGCGATCAACAGATGGCCAACACGCCTGTCTCCGTTCGGGCCGCCCTTCCGGAATGCTGTACGTCGTGGGCGCCGACCGAACACACCAGCCGATATCATCGGTCGTAAAGGAATCCCTGATTGCAATGAACCATCGGCAATCCTTGCACCGTTCGTTCTTTGGCCGTACGTCGTTGCTCATCGTTCCTCCTGTGGGCCTTCCCCTACCATCGCCATCCGCTCGCCGTTTGGTTCAAGAGGCCATCTGTCGGCGTCGAGGGAAACGCTCAACAATCTCCTCGGCAAAATCCCCGTCGACTCGCCGAGGAATCCACATTGCCGGCACGTCCATCGCCACTCGAATTGGATCGTCGGCAGTCCTTGCCAGTCCATCGTAACGCCGGACACGTACTCACTCGACACCGCCTTGTCTCGATGGTCGCATCGCCACACTAGCCACGCCTGCCGGAAGAATCCTGTCATCGCGTCCCTTCCTCGTTCACGATTTCCGTTGCATGGACTCGAACCACGATCTCCTCAACAGGTCTTGGCGTGCTTCCTTCTTGCACCACAACAGAATTGGGAACGGCAGGATTCGAACCCGCTATTATTTCCCGAGCGTGTACCCGCTGGGCGGCTTCCTGCCGACGCGAAGTTGACCGCGCCGACTGCCAATCGTTCCCCATTGCGACGCCGGGGAATGACCCCCGGAACGGCTTCGATACGGAGTCCCACCGCTGCTCATTGCCGCCGCATTGGCACGCCGAGGGGTCGAACCCCGGAAAAGCTCCACCGGGAACGAGGTCGCCCTTCCAATCCCTGGCGGAAACTGGAGAACGATTCCCGGTTGCTTCGTGCCACTCAATACGGCGTCCCCGCCGTTTCCCGTTCCTCGATCAGATACGGCCCGCCGTGCGTCCCCACCGTGAACGGATACAGGGCCGACACTCGCCGGCCACCATCCGGAGAGCCGTACATCACCATCGAATAGCGTTTCCCCGCTACCGTGATCGTTCGCGGCACTTTGTGGCTCGTGCACTGCTCATCGTTCGCCCGATAGTAGATACCCACGCATTGCTTCCAGGTTCGCCCCGAACGACCGGCCTTGTAGATCGCCGCGATCATCAGTTCCTCGGGCGCCTTGGTGGCCTTGGATTTCGCCATCTCAGTGGGGATGTATTCCTTCAACTCGC